CTTATGCATACATCATCAAACCACATGCCGCAAAAAACATAATTGACTGGATAGCTGACCGTGGATTTTTACCATCAGATCATCAACTGGGCACACTGGTAGCACGTATAGAAACTTGCCGTCCAACCATGGCAAGGTTGCATCCATTTTATGCTGTAGACGATAACATTCACGCAATGTCACTGACTAGAAATACAAAATTTTTGTCAAATCAAGAATAAACAAGGAGATATCAAATGTATGAATACCAAGGGTGGTGGTTCCCAGATGCCGAATCACATTTTCCAAAGATGCTGAAGAAAAGCACGGACAAGGGCGGGCCTGCTGAATATCAATATCAAGTACGAGACCGTAGTATGACCTATGTCAAACAACGTGGCATAGCCTTGGACATTGGCGCCAACGTGGGCTTGTGGAGTCGTAGCCTTTGCAAGAACTTCCGCACAGTGCTGGCATTTGAACCTGTGTCCATGTTCCGTGAGTGCTTGATTCGAAATGTTGTTGCCGACAACCTGCAGGTCAAAGACTTTGCACTGGGCGATCAGCGCACAACTGCCACCATGATCATAACAGAAGGCAACACCGGCCACACTCACATCGATCCTGCCACACTAGGGCAAGGAGACACCGAAGTATACCGTCTGGATGATCTAGACTTGGACACAGTGGACTATATCAAAATGGATTGTGAAGGCTACGAGTATCGCATACTACAAGGTGCCGAAGCAACTATCAAAAGATGTCGTCCTGTTGTGGTGGTAGAGCAAAAGCCACACGATGCCTACAGTGATCAGTATGCTCAACATGCTGCCATTGAACTCATGAAGACCTGGGGCATGGTGCGACTGGATCAAGTCAAAGACGACTGGATCATGGGGTGGAAATAAAGTACGCATGGTCACCGGCAGTCAAAGGCGACTATGAAAAATGGACTTTGAAACCTTGGCATCTCAAAGGACTAAAAATATTTGATCTGATTGAAGACATTCCCGAAGATCATGTGCTGGTAGTGAGTCACTTTGCCCCATGGTGGTCACCACTCAAAGAGTGGATTGAGGCCGGACGTCCTTGGATTGAAATAGAGTTTGGGTACTGGGGCGATAATGAGCCCAGGCGCAATACTCGCAGAGTTACCTATTGTGGACATCACAATCTTAACATGCAACCTCGACCTTGGCCAAGAGCACAGTTGTTTAAGGAACCACGTGCCGTGCATAATTGGCGAACCACACCCGGTGAGTATGTGGTTATTCCCGTGCCCATAAACAAAATACTACAACAACGCACAGGAGAAAACACTGTGGACTGGTGTGAAAAAATGGAAAACATTGTTAGGCAGCATTGGGATGGAGAGATTGTGTGGCGGAAAAAAGGCGGCAGCAGTGCAGGGCGGTGGAACAGTTTTGTACGGCTGTTAGATGACGCTCATGCTGTGGTAGGAGATCGCACTATGGCCTGTGTCGAAGCCTGCTTGATGGGTGTACCTGCTTATACCATTGATGAAAGCATGACTACCATACTCATGGGCGGGGTAGAGAACTTGGGCAACATACAATATCCAGACAGATCAGACTGGTGGGATCATATTTGTTGGAGTCAGTTTCATATCTGGGAGTTTACCGGCTGTGCGGAATCAGTGGCTGACCTGGTTGAGTCGTACCAGATTCATAGGTAAGGCAAAAACTTTTGATAAACACGCCCTGCACGGGCATCCGCGTCGCTCCAGTGAGCGGCTGCTAGATCATACATCCATTGTTCTCTGGCAAATGTTTCTGGTGTTTCAATTTTACTAACATCCTTGTTGGCCACTGCCCAGGCCACACAACTGGCGTCATCCGCAAACACAGGAATACCTTCACATGCTGCTGCCACACTGGCTGAACTGTTGAAAAACACTGCTGAGTGTGCTCCTTGCAAGTTGTCAACCAAGCGGCTGTGAGTAGGTTCTAATATGACCACGTTTTGTCGTTTGCCTTGTTTTGAATTATACATTGCAAAGTCTGTCATGTTGTATTGGCCTGGATGCGGGCGCACATAAATCTGTCTACTGCTTACTGCTCTGATTTGATGTATTTTATCGTGCAACCAAGTCATTGGGTCCAGTGTCTTCATTGCAAAGCCGCCATCTCGTTGCATACAAATCAAAATATGTCCTGCGGAGTTGACCTTGACTGGGTTCAACTGTACCCCTAGTGTGCGACTTATTTCTAACCATTTGGTAGCATCACTGTTGCGATTGGCATATTCAGCACGGTCATAGAATGGACCATTGAGACTGTATCGCAAGTAGTTGCCATTATCGTCAAGATACTTCCAACAACTCGCATCTATACACATGGTTTGAAATCCCAGCCTGCGCTGTTCAGGAATGATTTGTTTGCGCAGGGTGATGTTGCGGCCACCAGTGTTTGTGGTAGCCCAGCCCAACATTACTGCTAGTTTACTAGGGGTATACTTGTGTTCCCATTCTATGTTGACTGTGTGGCCGACCGCTCTCACACCATCAGCAAAACTTTCCAGGCATTGTATTTTTCTGGAATGTTTCTGCGGATTAGCAACACTGCTGATGTAAACAACTACATCAACCACCTTGCAAAATCCTCCAGGCTGTACCGTTACGCATTTCTGCTTCGGTAAATTGGCAATAGGCAATGTGTGCTGCCCAATGTTCTACTTCGTCCAAGGTAGGCACATGCGGATCGTTTATGGCATCTAAATTTTGACTACACAAGGCTGCCGCCGCATTAGGACCAAGTGTGATGGCAGGTTTGCCATTGAGCAAGGCTTCTCCAGCAGCAATACTTGAGAATGTTACCAAACAATGTATGTCTTGTTCTAGTGCGTGTGCCATTGAGTCATCACTGGTTCTAGCGGTACGGCCTGGTTTGCGGCGCACAACAACTTCTCTGTCAGTTTTGCTGCTGATTTCACTCAACACACCGGTTAACCATTGTTCTAGATCTATGTCATAAAGATTCAGCAACTTTTGGCTGGGCGGTGCTAACAATATCTTGCTGCCACGATAGAACTTGCGAGGTTGAAATCCTGTGGCTTCCAATCTATCTCTGGGCCGGTCTATTACGGGACCAAAGTTTTGCACATCATTGCGAGTCACCCGATGAAAAGATTTTTTCTTGGCGTTGCCAAAGTATCCAGTGTCTATGTAATAAAAATCTCGGCCAACCGCCCGACACGCATCCATTTGTTTGCGTTTGGTAATACCACGCAACACCACTGGCACCATGCTCTGTTCGCTTTTGCTCCAGTTGGTTATTTGGCCACCACATCCCATGGTGAAACTCTGTAGTATAGGATCAAACATTTTTCCCTTTTCTGCATATCTAAATTCACTATCAATAGCATGTATAGTTTTATTGTCTAGCATTTGAATTTTTTCAGTCAATGCTGTTAAGTCCATGCCATAGTAATCACCCGCTGGGTCCACACGATATTTCAACAAGTCATAGAATAATTCTTTGACTTCTGGTGGTGCTAGGTCAAGTTCGTGTTGTAACAACGGTACTAATTCTTGTTCATCCATGTTATGTTCTCTGTTGACAGTAGTCAGTTAGTAGTCTTTCCCGGTGCCAGTCTTCAGAAAAGTCTCCGACATTGGCAAACTCATTAAAGCAAGGAGTTCCCAGAGTATAGTGTACCAACTTGGCCTCAGGATTACCCTCATATTCAACATCCAACCAGTTCCACTCTGGGGGCAGTTCGCCAATACGCTCATTGTCCAACCAGGAGAATCTATGCAGTTCTGCACCTGTTGATTTTTGCACAAACTCGGGTGTCAGTTTACGATTGGGAAAACTGTTGCAGTTCCACAGTATCACGCTTGACCAGTTCTTACGTGGATAGTCTTCGTTCTTGCTGCCAAGATATTTTTCAGTCATGCGTGTTTTGTAGTCGTGTTTGACAACCATGACGTCGTTGTAAGGACTTTGCAAGTTCCATAGTTCCACAATATCTCCACGCAGGATCATGTCGCCATCAATGAATATGGCCCAGCCCTGATAGTCCATCAAGTGTGGCACAAGGAAACGACTGTAGATAAATTGATTGCTGCCATCAGTGTGTGTTTCATCGTAGTCTTTGAACAAGTTCAATGCCACAGGAATAATAGCCACTGGCTGACTGGCATGTCTGATGATTGAGTTTGCACACACATGGTATGCTACAGCTTCTCTAGGATCGTATCCCACAAACACAGGAATGGGTTTCATCGACGTTCAATATCTTCCTCAACACAGTGTTCCCCGTATTGGATTTCAATCAACTTCAAGGGTTGATCACTTTCGTTGCAAAGTTGATGCCATTCATTCACAGCAATAAAAGTGTTCTCATGCACAGTCAAGTGGCATTTGATTTCTTGATCAGTGCTGGCTTCATCCAGGGTGTACACTGTGGCTTCACCTTCGGCCACAAACCAAAACTCTGCACGACTGCTATGACGTTGCATGCTCAAGCAGGTCTTGGGCATGACTGTGAGTTCTTTGAGTTTGGTTCTTGGTGGCACTTCATGCAACACACGATAGTACCCCCAGGTACGTTCAGTCTTGGGTTTTTTCCAATCTTCAAGTATCCAAGAGCTGGAATTCTTTTTGTTTTCGCCGCCTACACCAAACACAAACTCTACGTCTGGTTCAGTCATTTCAGGAATGTTGTCTTGTGTTCTATCTCCACCATTGGCAAAGATAAACTTGGCACCTGGCATGGGATAGTACAGTTTGGCCAAGCGTATGGCATCTCGGGCACTGTCATCTGCATCATCAAACTCAATCACTCTATCTACCATGGAGAGATTTTCCACAATGGCTCTGCGCTCGGTCATGGGCATGAACGGTCGGCCTTTTTTGCGTA